AGTACCGACAATGCTCACTAAAAATGGTAAAATTCTCGTTGGTAACGAAATCAAGAACTGGTTAGATTCTCTCCTGCCAAAGAAAGAGGTTGAACATTCCGGGATTGGATCATTTGGGTGTTCTATGACTACTCTGGGTAGTGACGAGAATACGAATGATATGTTCAAATTGGATGACTATGGTCGATCACTCCAACCCGCAATGACAAAGGAGCTTGAAGAGAAGATTAACCGCGATGTTTCGAAAGGTGTTGCATATACAGATTTAAAGATGTAACGTGATGATTTAAACAGATATGAAATTAGTCACGATACAAGCATCAGCTTTCAAATCGACTTTTGAAGTACTAAAGGATATACTAAATGATGTGAATATCTATTTCAAACCCGATGGTATGTATATCGTCACACTTGATACAGCTAGAACATCCCTAGTTGATATGTACCTCGCGGCTGACAATTTCGAAGAATATCACTGTGATCAAGAGGAGATCATAGCTGGTATTAATATATCAAATACTTTCAAACTTTTAAAAACTATTACAAATAATGATGTACTCCAAATAGAAATCAATTCTAAAGAGTATATAGACATAGAAATCATAAGTGAGTCTAAAAGAACAAAATCCAAATTTCAACTCAAACTTCTGGATATTAATGAAAGTAGAATTGAAGTTCCAGACATTGAGATGACGACAATTACTACCCTTCCTTCTGCGGATTTTCAGCGCCTTTGTCGAGACATGTCAAATATAGGTACAGATATTGAAATTAAGAGGACTGGTAAAAACATATGCCTCAAATGTGAGGGTGATTTTGCCAATCAAGAGACGACGATAGAATGTCCGGAAGATAGTCCAACTATTACAGGGTTATACAGTTTGAAGTATCTTAATATTTTCACAAAAGCTACGAGTATGTGTGCATCGGTACAAATCATACAAGAAATCAGTAACCGATTCTTAATTCTGAAATACAATGTAGCGAATCTGGGTGAGCTTAAATTTTACCTCGCAACTAAGGTATCTGAAGATCGGTTGTAAAACCATCAAGGGTTGATACTTTCTTCTTCATACCCAATGTATTTGAAAGTATAATTTTCGGATATTGGTCACGAAGTATATGTTTCTCGTAATACAAAAATTGTTCGAGTGGCACATTTTGACCATGGAAATCATTTCTAGGACCATTGTATCTTTTCACCTTTTCAGTAATGTTTCGAACGGGTTTATCATCGTGATCAACTATCCAAGCACTACTCAAAGGGATACTAAAATGCATAGTTTCATCTTCATTTTTACCTGGCCTGAAATTGATATCATGTGATATCGCTGTATACGGCTTTCCATTAAAATAATACCGAACACGTAAAATGACCCATTTTACATTCTGTGGAATCGTAGTTTCCCTGAAGTTTTTACCTGTAGCGTTAATGTAATACGAGTCGAGAATACCATCTTCCCAATCTTTACTTTCCTCTAACCAAAAATCATCTTCTATTTGATATTTCATATCATGATCAATCTCATACTCTAGTTCTTCTGATATAATAGAATAGTCTCTTGGTGTCACTAACTGCTTATAAAAGTAGTAAAGAGTACTTAAAAGTTTAATGATCATCTCTTTATAAGACATGGAAAGAAACTTTTTAAGTAGGTATAACAACAAGGTAGAAGATTGGAATGAATCTATCAGAAATGATCCACAAAATAAAAATAAATATGAATCTGAAATGGCTGAATATATAATAAAGTGTATGCCTTATATGAATCAATACACAGATGAGAATGGAGAAGTTACAAACACTGATAATGTATTCAATGTTAGGGAAACTGTGGGCCTAAAGCGTAAAGATATATTTACAGACTATTTGGTTGAAGTTGAGAATCAAAATATAGCAAGACCTCGTGAGAAGATAATCGAATGTTGTCGGACATGCCCAGATAGTAATATTATTCATTTTCATGATACAAGTGATCTTGTATGTGATGCATGTGGAGCAATTGTAGCTACACTTATAAGTGAGCAACTCACATATAGAGAGGAGCAAGAAACTTCAGAAAAGGTGATTAATTATTCGTATAAGAGAGAAAATCATTTCAATGAATGGCTTTCCCAATTTCAAGCTCAAGAAATGACAAGCATACCTAATGAAGTTATTGAACAGTTGAGGGGGGAACTTAAGAAGATGAAAATCAAAAAATTGGAAGAAATTACACATGCAAAAATACGGAATCTATTGAAGAAGCTTCGTTTAAATAAATTTTACGAGCATGTGCCATATATTACGAATATACTTAATGGTATAAAACCCCCAAATATGCCACAAGAACTTGAGGAGACATTGCGTATCATGTTCAAAGATATACAGAAACCATTTGATGACAACTGTCCTAGCGAACGTAAGAATTTTCTTTCATATTCATATGTTCTATATAAGTTCTGTGAACTTTTGGGAGAGGATGACTATCTTCAATACTTCCCTCTATTGAAATCAAAAGACAAATTATATCAACAAGATGTTATTTGGCGTAATATTTGTGTAACTAACAAATGGGAATTTATTCCCACCGTGTGATTATTTAAAGAATGGGTTAAAAGTAATTATATGAAATGATTTTCATTGATCGAATTATACGTTACGTAATGAAAGATTACATGTTACCAATACGATGTTATGCAAATAAAAGGGATTTATTTTGCAAATCTCAAAAATGTGATTGTAAAATTTACTGTAAGAAACCACCCAATGGAGCCATACCAGCCTATCAGCTACCTAAGTCGAATGATAGTGTGTTCAAATATACTAAAAGATGACACCCGATGAGGAGCACATTTTATGTGCTTTATATGATTTAGAGACCCATGTTCTTCCACACTTCAACCACATGGTCCCCACAGACTCCGCCATCCATCACTGTGTAGAACAAGCTAAACATCATTTATCTCAGGCTCGGGAGTCCCTGGAAGCAGCTGTGTCAGACCCGCAGAAACATTTCGATGATGGTCGAGAATTTTACCGAATTCTTTCTCGAGTTCTTCCTTTGATGGTCCTAGCTCAATCTTTCGAACCTCAACCTCTCGATCAGAATGAGGAGGAAAGTTTATCAAATACGCAAGACTCAAACCAGTCAGACGAAGATAATTATGTGCCTGCAACTCCGCCCCATCACCAAGAGTTCTAATTGTTTTAAACTCTAAAATACACTTTCCATCTATGATGATATCAGCCCTAACATTACCTATCACGTGTCCCCTAAATATGACAGGTATGATGCGTTCGGTTTCATATTGAATCTTCTTCGATCTTAACACAACCTCAACTGCATTATGGTATATCCTTTCACTGTGACCAGGACCCAATTCAGCATAAACTTCTTTCATCAAGTTTTCTATGTTGAGTATCATTGAATGTTTTTCAGATTAATTCTCTAACTAAAGTAAGATGTCCACTGAAAGGCGAAGGACCGAAACTACCAGACGACAAACTATGAATAGACGTAGAATTATCGAAAATAGGAGACGAGGTGTTGATCGAGCAATTAATAAACTTACAAATAAGTTTAAGAGATTAAATGTAGGTAAAAATCGATACAATTTAGGAACAATTACTACTCTCAATAATCGCTATATGACTACTCGACTTAGTCGCCAACTTATCGACAGACTCAAAGAAATATACACCAAAACTTGGAGTCAACAAATTGAATATGTTGGTAGTATCCCTTTTACAGTGAGTAACACACGAAACTATGTTAAATTTAACCAACCCACAGTTAAAACAAATCAACAACTAGCTTCTGTAACGCCCACGAAAGAAGATCTGACACAGTATATAGTCTATCACACTCACCCAGTACCAGAAAATAATACACCCCTATTTACTTATCCCAGCGAACAAGACTTTAGAGCATACATAAATCATTATCCAGATGTCCAAGCAAATCTCATTCTCGAAAATCAGGGGTATTACGTCATCGATCTTATTGAGACCAATATGAAGAAACCAAATGCTGACGATGTCGTTCGTGTCTTTAACGAACTCATGGGAAGTCGAGATTTTCAAAGGTTTAGAGTTAATTGGGGTTCTCTCGTATATTTCACGAGCACCCCCGAAAAATGGAAACGAGCTGTGAATAATTACGTAGATCCCATCATGCGTAGAAGGTTTGGTATATCTGTTCGATACAACATATGGTCTGAATTGGGTAAGATTACTCTCTTAGATAAAAATGTACTCATGAATATAGGATGAACGTGTATTCCTTTAGGCCTCAACGTATTAAAATCCCGAGAACGGTAATTAGGGATCTAAAACATATAAGTGACCTATCTTCAAAAAGGAATTGGGAATATGCAGGAAATGTACAGTGTAAAATAAAAGAAAATAATGCATCTTTCAGCAAACCATCATTTGTAACTTCGATGAGTAGAAGAAAAGTTGGTATTGATACGATTGAACTTATATGGCCTTCTCTAATAGGTTACCATACACATCCAGCTATAGTTAAACCACAATTGTTAGACTATGATAGCAATGAAATATTTACAACTCTTCCAAGTAATTCAGATTTTGATGTGTGTATTTACACATACCCATCAATGCAAACTAATATTATTTGTGATGCACATGGATACTATATCATAGATATCTTAGATGCAGCCAAAAATAATAAAATACCTATTCCATCAAGTGTGACCAATGTAATGAAGGAATTCAGACAAAGACCCTTCTTAAAAGAACATGTATTCAGTGAAGATGGTCTTGAATATTTCCACTCTACTCTCATACAATGGAAACGTCTTATCAATTTAGAACTAAATCAGTTACTAAAAAAACAATTTGGTATAACTATTAGATATTATACTTACACAGAAGAACCACCTATAATTACAATCGATCGGGATAGTATCGACCCATAGAATCTTCGAGTTCATCTACTTCATACCACGCCCAATGACATTCCGAAGAGTTTTCGTCTATTTCACAAATTTCCTGTGCTTCTTTTATCGCTTCAACGAATCGAAAACGAAGTCTCAGATTTTCTTTAATTTTCTTGGGTTCATTTATTGATGGTTTATTATACAGAGATTCTAAAACATTTGCACGTGTCTTGGCTAATTTTATCTTGTACAAATTATTTTCGGAGAAACTGATCACACATTTCATGTAATATTATAACATAAAGATTTTAAGTCTATTAATATTACAATGTCCGCTTATAACGTTGAACCCTGTAACTTCAAATATCGTGTATCTTCCCTCGAGAAAGTCGTCGATGGTGACACCATCGATGTGGCCATCGATCTAGGCTTTGATGTATGCACAAAACAAAGGGTACGTCTTCTAGGTATCGACACTCCCGAGTCTCGTACTTCTGACAAAGAGGAAAAGAAGTATGGTCTCCTTTCCAAGAAGAAACTCAAGGAATGGTGTATGAAGGCTGTTGCATCCGAAAAGGATGATATTGAAATTGAACTTCGTTGCCCAGAAGCAGATTCTAGGGGTAAGTTTGGTCGTGTTCTCGCCGAGGTTTGGGTGTGTGAAGATGGCACATGGACTAATGTAAATAAGTGGATGTGTGATGAATGTTACGCAGTTCCTTACACGGGACAGAATAAGGCTGACGTAGAATCACTTCACATGGCTAACCGTGAGAAGGTTAAGAATCAAATTGAATAATTAAATTTATGCACCCATACATTACAAATCCATTTTTCACCAGTCTCTACAGGTTTCCCACCATGTAGAGCCTTGGACGTAACCATTCCATATGTGTCGAGTGTATCGAAGGAAAGGGCATCACCAATCTTAAGATGATATGTTTTACCTAGATTTGTGAATTCTGTACCACCACCTATGTAGTCATCATTTAATGCTAATATGAACGTATGTATCCGTGGATTTGGACATTTGAGTACATCTTGGTGTGGTTTATAAAATCCACCGTGAGTATATCGTATAACTTGTAACTTTTCGCAATTTTCGATTGGACCACACTTTTCAATAATACGTCGTACCACTGGATCTGTTTTTTCCAACCACGCAGTTTCACTTTTTCTAACACTTTCATTCAATGTGGAACCAATTGAGACAGTAGATGGTTTGAGTTTGTCTGATACTTTTCTCTTTATATATGAACACTCTTCAAGTGTAATGAAATTGGAAATGATTTTAGGATGATGATACATAGGCATCATAGAAATTAGTAATACAATTATAAATAAAAGTATCATCTTAGTTTATTTACATATAAATATTTTTGGGATATGCCGAGTTATACCTTTTTCTAATAGTAATTATTATTTCATTCCCATATTCAATGAGTTTTTTCAGAATTTCGGTAATCTCATATTGTCGCGTAGGATCAACCACAAATTGTCTAAGAAGATCACCACCCGTGTTTGTTATCATTTCAAATAAATGTACAATATCTCTCATTTTTTCTCTGTATTTTTCCTGTCTCTGTAAAAATGTTTTGAATTCAGATTCATCCAAGTCATTGAGCATATAAGCTATCCTCGGTTGTGTGTTATTAATTGGTCGCACGTCTATATACAGAAGTTCTTGTTCTAAACGAAATATAGTTAGGGCGTATAGAAGGATATTATTCGGTGCTTGTAATGCTCTCAGTTCTCTGAACGAAGGTATTCCACCACACGGAATATCACCATGTTCTCGAGACATTCTAGATTTCTTTTTAAATTCTATGAAATGTGGATTGTGTATTCTTCCAGTTTCGATTTCACCTGTTCTCCAGTCAAATGCGGTATGACAATTTATACACCACATCTGAGCACAACCACTTGTTTTGTGTATAACGGTTCCACACGTGGGACACGATTTACTATCTTTGTTCAAAAGTTTCATAGTCTCTACAACCGCTGGATCACATTCATGATTTTCTGCATTTACTTCGTTGCATTTTTTACAATATTGAACATCACATAAACCACAATACCAATTTTCTGTTAAGAAACCTTTACATATTTCATCTGGACACTGACGTATGAATGTCCTGGGTTCTGTTGTGTATGTGACACTACGCAGTCGTTCGAGCTCTCTGTATATATCTTCCATTTCGGTATATAC